CAACAGCGACGACGGCGTGAACGCTCTACAAGTGCTGCACTTTGCCCGCGCCGCCACCGACGCTGCCAAGGCGAGGGGGGCCCCATGAAAGAGCGGCCCATCATCTTCTCAGGCCCGATGGTCCGCGCCATCATCGAAGGCCGCAAGACGCAGACGCGGCGTGTGGTGGAGTCGCAGCCCACTGTGGATCCTGACGGCTCGCTCCACTTTCCTTGGGCGACATTCTTCCCGAACGGTCACGTTCATACTTGGGACCGGAGTGGCTGCGGCGGCGAGAACTGGATGGCGCAGCACCATCCGAACGAGAACAAGTTTGAGCAGGCACTTCGACGGACGCCATATGCCAATCCATGCCCCTACGGCGAGCCCGGCGATCGGCTTGTGGTCAAAGAAGCGGAGTCCAACCACATCACGCTGGAAGTGGTGAGCGTGCGGGTGGAGAGGTTGCAGGCGATCAGTGAGGCGGACAAGTTGGCTGAGGGCGCAACGCCAGATGTGCCGTTTGGAACGGCGTGGAGGAAGATCAACATCAAGCCCGGGATCCGCTGGGAAGATAACCCATGGGTGTGGGTGGTGGAGTTCAAGAAGTTGGAGGCCCCATGAGCCACAACGCTCCTGATTGTCTCGCGCAGCGAAATAAAGCGCAGCGGAGCGAATCCCAGCGTGAGCGCATTCTCCTGGCCCGCCACATGGTGCAGGCGATGTCGGTGGCGCTCTTGCATCCACATGACATCCTTGAGGTCTTTGGCACGTTGCGGGCCCGGCACATTGTGGCTGCGCGGGAGGTGATGGCGATGGTGCTGCATGGGCGCGGGTTCAGCTATCCGGAGATTGCCCAGGCCTTTGGCAAACCACGCACCAGCCACGTTTCGGCACTCGAGCAGCATCGCAAGGCCAATGACAAATTGGAGTGTGATGCCTTTCTGACCGGGATGCGGCAGACCACGATGACGGCGGCGGTGCATGATGCGGAATTGGCGGCGAGCAAGATTGAGAAGATGGAAAGGGACAGGGCACCAGGCATCAGGCACCAGGCATCAGGGCCTCAGCGCTCGGCACGGACACCACCGCAGGTGGTGGCCCCGCGCAGCGAAGCAAGCGGAGGTGATTGATGGGCCTGGGCTCCTCATGGCGCGGGATGGCCTATGCGCGGCTGAATGGGCTGCGGCGCTCGGCGGGGTTGCCGGTGCTGATGCCGAGGGAGCTGAACGCCCTGACGCACTGGCAATTGATCCGGCGAATTCGTGAGGCGGAAGAGGCGATGAGAAACCAGGCGAATCTGTTTCAACCCAAGCCAGAGCCGGAGGTGTCAAGGTGTCGGGGTGCCAAGGGGTCGAGAAGAAAGGGCAGGCCATGAGCAGCAACCTGAACCACGCCGCGATCAACGCACTGGTGGCTGAGCGGGCGATGGGATGGAGACGAGAGGTCCAAGACGGAACCATCATCGGCTATCGGGATCAGAATCGAAGGTATCGCATCGTCGAAGGCCTTGATTGGGCACCAAACCAGTTCGACCCATCACGCAACATCACACACGCCCATGAGATGAGGGACAAGGTGTTGAGGGAGAACGATTGGATCGTTGGGACCGTCGCACTGGTTTCTGATGTTGACAAGAAACTGCGAGTCTGCGTTGAGGTGCGTGTGCGTGGAAGCATGACCGCACTTGCGGAGATTGAACGACGCGAATCCGAACCAGAAGCCCTGTGCCTTGCGTTCCTGCAAGCCCTGGGCGTGAGCGACAAGGACATTGAGGAGGTGTGTGGTGGCGAGTAACGCGAGCATTGAGGTGTTGGTGTTGTGGGAAAGCGAGATCCGCGCGGCAGCGCACGCCATCAGTTCGATCACGGCCGATTCAAAGACGGACGCTGTCGCATTCTCTGAGCAGGTGATGCAGGCGTTGAATGCGTGTTCCATCGCCCTGGCGGGAGTGAACATCAACCCCGAAGCCAAGATGGTGTTGCTGGGTGATGAGGCGATCAAGCATGTGCCGCGGCAGTTGAATGTGATTCAGAAGAATCGGCAGGTGCGAGCGGAGAACGGTGCGCGCGAACAGAACGTACAGCCCCCTTCGAAGATCGAGAAGGGCTCGGCCAATACCAATCCGAACCCTGCGCCAAGCGGCCCACCACCAGTATCACAGACCAAGCCAAGGAAGGATTGAACCGGTCGCCGGAGGCGGATAAGCCCGCGCAGCGGAAATAAGAAAGGAAAGTGAGTATGTCACGCAAAATCATTTCTGGAGAAAACAACTTCACCATCAGCAATCGGAAGGTGAAGGTGTACACGTGCAAGACCTGTGGGCGCGAGCATGGGTATTACAAGCACGAGGGGTTGGCCAAGCGGCAGGCGATGACATGCCACGGCAACGATTTTCCATGCTGCAAAGCCGGGTGCGCTGGACGTTCAAGCTATCACGGTGGACCGTGCCAGGGTTGTGAGGATGTGAATCGTGCGGAACGATGGGAGAAGTACCCGATTCGTGAGCACAAAGCGGATGTGGACCCATTCCCGCTGACCACCACGCACGGTGATGAGTACTGGTTTGATGAAGATGAGTTTCTGAATCACTGCGTCGAGCACGTTGTGTTGCCATCAGAGATGCTACTGGTGCACGCCAACCCGACATCATCGCGAACATTCGACATCAGAGAGTTTCTGGAGGATGACCTGCCTGATGATGACTCTGATCTGCCACTGAGCCACAAGAGAATCCAAGAGATCAATGAGCTGGTGAACGCCGCAATTCAGGAGTGTGGCACGCCGAGTTATCGACCGAGCTCAGAGCGCCCACATCCGGACCTTGTGAAGAAATGGGAGGAGGAAGTGCTGCTGGCAGATGCGCAGCTTTCTGGAACGGACGATGAACCCGCCGTAGGCGGATAAGCCCGCAGCGGAATCTCTATGACTCATCAACACACCATTCTGGGAGGGACTGAGCCGGTCTTGGTCAGCGCCAAGCGATTAGCAGAGTTGCTGCGCGTCTCTGAAGTCACCATCAACAACTACCGCAGCAAGAGCGGGATGCCTGCGGAGATGCGCGATGGGAAGTGGAGGTATGCCCTGGATGTGTGCACCGCTTGGCATCGCAAGTTTGTTGCCAGTGATCCGGGCGCGCATGGAGGAGAGCGCAAGGGAGCGGGAAGGCCCCGTGGAAAGGCCAACGGTAAGGCCAACAGGAAGGCGGATGACAAGAGCACGAGCCAGCAGCCCAGCTTGCGCGAGGCCGCGGTGCAGGCGGCGGTGGGGGAAGGTGGTGGGGGTGTTGGGGGTGGTGTTGGGGGTGGTGGTGTGGGTGGTGATGATGTGTCGATGCAGGGGGAGGCGTTGACACCGGAATCGATCCTGGCCCTGGTGCAGAGTGGCAAGATGAATCTGGCCAAGGCGACGATGGCGCTGCGGGTGGCGCAGGCATCGGCGGAGCTTTCTGATCTGGCCGAGAGCATGGGAAAGACCATGCTGGTGGAAGATGCTGAGGAAGCGTGGGCCGGCCACATCAGCAGTGTGACCAGCGTGCTCCGCACCTTGCCCGCCAAGTGCGCTTCTGAATTGCGGCTGATCTTTGGCCTGGATGCCAAGCAATCGCAGCGGGTGCAGGAGGTGGTGGAGCTCGAGGTGCAGCGGGCCATGACGCTGGTGGCGGAGAACCCGTTGGGAGTGAAGCAGGAGAGTGAGGGAGAGGAGTGAAACTCGCCTCTGCCCATCATGTGTTGACTCAGCTGGCGGCCCGGATGTGGAAGCCGCCGGAACCATTGACGGTGAGTGAGTGGGCAGAGAAGTACCGCATCTTGGCGGGAGAAGCGGCGGCGGAGCCGGGGCCCTTTCGCCTCAGCCGCACCCCCTATCTACGCGAGCCGATGGATGCCTTTACCGATCCCAGCGTCTCTGAGATCACGCTGATGTTCGCCAGTCAGACCGGTAAGACCAGCGCCATCGAGAACATGATCTTTCACGGGTTTGATCAGCGCATCGAATCCTCCCTGTTCATCTTCCCCACCGAGGACGATTGCCAGCAATTCAACACCAAGCGCCTGCGCCCCACCATCGAGAAGACGCCGCGGATTCGCGCCATGCTGCGGCGGATGCAGGACATCACCACCAAGGGGGTGACGCTGAAAGGGTGCTACCTGGCGTATGGATGGGCCAAGGCGCGGCGCACCCTCAAGAGCCGATCGATCGGCAAAGTCTTTTGTGATGAGATCGATGAGTATGAAGACCAGGGGGCTCTGGACCTGGTGCGGCAGCGCGTCAAGACCTTTGCCAATGCCAAGGTGGTGAAGACCAGCACGCCCACGCGCGAGAACGTGGGGATTCACGCTGAATACATGGCCAGCGATCGCCGCACCTATCACGTGCCCTGTCCGCACTGCGGGAAGTATCAGCAGCTGCGCTGGAATCAGGTGCGCTGGGAGGGAGGAGCCAACGCCGATCCGGATGAGGTGCTGTACAACACCTGGTATGAGTGTGAGGAGTGCCGCGAGCGCATCGGCGAAGAGGAGAAGCCGGAGATGCTGCTGCGCGGCATCTGGGTGCCGCACGGGTGCGGGCTGCGGAGAGAGGCAGATGGAACGCACACCATCATCGATGAGGATGGCAAGCCGTATTCGGCCTTGCGCACGCATCGGGGGTATCACCTCAGCGGGCTGTATTCACTCTTTCCCAAATCCACCTGGGGGCACATCGCCGCTGTCTTTGTGACGCACAAGGGTAAGCCACCGCCAGAGTTTTTTACTGAGCACCTGGGGGAGCCATACTCACACAAGGGGCGGCGGCTCGAGGTGGATGATGTGGCGGCCCTGCGCGTGCCCACGGCCGAGGGTGGGTATCTGTCGCGCACCATTCCCCCGGGTGTGCTGGTGTTGATCGCGGGTGTGGATATTCAGCTGGATCGTTTCTATTACGTGATCCGCGGATTTACCGCGCGGGGGGAGCGGAGCTATCTGATCGACAATGGCATGCGCAGTGCCCTGGATGGGAACCGGCTGAGTGAGCTGGGAGAATTGATCGACACCTGGCACGTGCGCACGCAGCGGGCTGATCCTGCCCACGGCCAAGGGAATGCGGCCCGGATGATCACGGATCTGTGGACACCGGTGGTGTGGATGGTGGACTCGGGAGCCCGCACCAAGCAGGTGTATGACCTGACGCGGCGCTATGCAATCGGAAGGCCCAAGGTGCAGCCGGTGAAGGGGCGCGATGGTGCTCAGACGGATCAGCCCTGGGCGTTTTCCAAACTCGATCAGATGAGCGATGGGACGCGATTGCCGGATGCGCTGATGCTGCTGCATGTGCAGGGTCACTTTTGGAAAGAGCACGTGCATGGATTGATCCGCGGGCATCCGGCCCTGGGTGAACCGGTCGATGAGGAAGGCCAGCGCGAAGGCCAACATGAGGGGCAGCACGATGGGAAAGAAGGTGGTAAAGCAGAAGTCAAGCGGCAGGCCCTTTTCAATCTGCCTGCGGATGTGAGTGATGATTACCTGCGGCAAGTGGTGGCGGAGGAATTCAAACCCAAGATCGGTGCCAACAAGCGCGTGCAGTATGTGTGGGCGCTGCGGCCGGGATTTGTGGATAATCACTATTTTGACTGTGAGCAGTACATCGCCGCCGGGGCTGAGGCCTTTGGGGTGCGCAATCACCTTGTGATCGCGCGTGGCACGGTGCGCAAGCCCCCGGTGCTGGAGAACCCGGATGGTGCGCGGGGGGCGCATGGTGGGGGTGGTGGGGGTGGTGGGGCAGCGCCGGTGCCCGCGCGAAAGCTGGGGAGCATGCTGAGAGGAAGGTGAGGGCCAAATGCCAAATGAAAGGCACAAGGCATACGGGAGAGATGGAGCCACCTGCACCCTTTCAGGGTGCGGGATGAATTGGGGCACCTTCCGGGGGTGCACCTGCGGTGCAACCCCCGGCTATTCACCACCAGCCCTACGGGCTGAAGACCCCGATGCCTGATGCCTAATGCCTAATGCCCTTTGTATTTTCTCTCACTTTCTTCTAAGCCCTTTTGGTTGTGGCACTTGCGCGTGATGGGTGGGCGTGAAGAGTGGGCTGAAAGTGCACGCGTCTCTTGTCACTTGGGGCAAAATCTGCCCCCAAATGGGTACAGGGTGTATGGCACGTGCGAATAAGACCGAGAACACCAATGTGAAACCACCCTCTGCCGCCCCTACAGCGGCTGATCCGGCAGTTGATCCTGCACAGACTGAGGATGCCAATCCTTCACTGTCGCAATTGGGTGATGATTCAACCCAGCCACCCGCGGCAACGGCAACGGCACCGGCAAAGGCAGACGCACCCTCGAATGCGCCTGTGGTTGATCCGGAAGAGGCGGATAAGTTTCTCCCCAAGCCCCCGGCAGAGTTGCCCGGATTGAATGATGGGCTCAAGGGGGCCTCGGCCCTGAATGACCCACCCCCGGCTGCACCTCCTGCGGATTCGCCTGCGAATCTGGCGGCGACGGAGACGACGACCAAGGACTTGTGGACGCTGCACCCTGCCGCGCTGGACCCGGCAGAGTTGCACCTGCAGCTGGCTGAGTGCCAGAAGGCAGAGGCGCACTTTGCCGCCACCAAAGAGGAACGCGAAGAGCTGATCGCGGCCCAGGAAGAGACCCGCAAGAAGCTGGCCAATGACATGATGGAGATGAATCGCCGCTATAGCGATGCGGAGAAGCTCATGAACATCAGGATCGGCCGCCGCGCGGAAGTGAGCAGGGATCTGGAACGCCGGGCCCGCGAGCAGAAGAAGGCAGAGCTTGAGAAGGCCAGCCAGACCACGCGGAACACGGTGAAGGAACCGCAGAGCACTCTTTGAATTTTCCACACGCTAAACCCCTTGTGCGCGTGTGAACAGTCTGGGGAAACCCGGACCCATTCACTGCGAGTGATCGATTGAAAGTCGGCTTCATGCCGGGACGTACACACTCACACCGTGCTGCGTCTAGATCGATCAAACGCATTTTGTCATGGCCTGGACATTTTCAGACTATCGCCAGCAGGGAACGCTCAATGCGCAGATCGCGCGGCTGGACCTGCATATTCAGGAAGTGACCGATGCCATCACCGCGGATGTCTCCAGCGACGGCAAGAGCATGTCGAGCGGAAACCTGGTGACGCTGCGGGATTCGTTGACCAAGGAACGTGAACGGCTGGCGGGAATGCCGGGAGCCAGCGGAGTGGGAATCGGCGGAGGCATGACCATCGCGCGATTGACCCTGCGCCCGGGACGTTGAATCAGCACACACCCATGAGCGTTGAAGTACTTGCCATTTTGCCCGAGGCCGAGTGCCTGCGCCACCCGCGCGGGCCACGCATTGTCGGCCTCAATGACAACATGAGCACCGTCAAGGGCGCTCTGGCTGTCACCCGGCATGGGCCGGCGGGGGAAGTCGCTGCTGTGCGCATCAATGGAGCCCTGGCGTATCAGCTCAGCTGGTATGGCTCTGCGGTGTGGATGGGGGATCTGATTGCAACCTTCAGCGAGCTGGCCGCCGATGTGAACATCAAGGCCGTGCTGCTGGACATCAACAGCCCTGGTGGCGACACCATGGGAATGAGCGGTGTGCTGGAATCACTCCGCGCCCTGGCCAGCACCAAGCCCGTGTACGCCATGGCTAACGATGTCGCTGCCAGCGCCGCCTATTGGCTGGCCACCGCAGCCCGCGAATTGGTGATCACACAGACCGCCATGATTGGCAGCATCGGTGTGATGGCTGTGCTCAAGGACACCAGCGGCATGCTGGCGCAGATGGGGATTCGCCATGAGGTGATCTCCACCGGCAAGAACAAGATCGGACCCGGGCACGGTGTTCCCATCGACGATGCCATGCGCACTGAAGCCCGGCGAATCGTCGAGGCGCACAGCGCTCTGTTGCTGGCGGATGTGGCCGCCTTTACCAAACTGGAACCCTCTGCCATCGCAGCCCTCGAGGGCTCGATCATGATCGGGCAGGATGGCATCAATGCGGGACTGGCTTCCCGTGTCACCACGGCCAGCGCGTATCTGGCGGAGATCGTCTCACGCACAGTCAAGGAATCTCAGATGAGCACCCCCACCCCCACCCCCAACACCCCCAACACCCCCAACACCCCCAACACTCCCAACGCCCCGGCCACCGCGCCCAACGCTTCGGCAACGGCCACGCTGACGCAATTGCAGCACGTGTATGGTGACGACAACACCTCGATCGTGGCGGCTCTTGGTGCGGGATTCACGCTGGACCAGGCCCGCGATGATGTGATTGCCAAGCTGCGTGCCAAGGCCGCAGCGCCCGCCACTCCAGCACCGGTTGCACCGGCCACACCGACTGCGCCCAGCGCCAGGATTCCTGGTGTGCCCACGGGTGGCGCTGATCCCCTGGCCAATACGCCGCGGCTGTCGCCGGATCAGGAAATGGACTTTGTCGCCACCGTCAAGGCGTGCGCCACGGCCGAGCAGATCACCTTCCAGAAGGCGCTGGTCAAGATGGCTGCCAAGCACCCCGAAGCCCATAAGGCCTATGTGGCCAATCAGCCGCGCATCGCAGCGCACAAGGTTTTGTGATCTTGGTTTTGTGAGCACAAGACCAGAGTTCCAAGTTCAAAGTTGAACGTTCAAAGAAACCCAGCACCTCCTGTGTGGAGATTTGTCCATGTCCCAATTCAACGACAATCCCGTCAAGTCTTTTCCTGCAAACGTCGCCCTGGAACCGCACCGCCTGGTGCTGATGAATTCTTCTGGCAACGCTGCCTACACCACGGCGGGCTCTTCATACACCGGTGTCACCACCAATCGAGCGGTGACGGCGGGGGACAAGGTGAGCGTGAAACTGCGCGGCCAGGGTGGCACCGCCATCGTCTGCGTCGACGGCGCGGTGACGCGCGGCGGCTTGATCTACACCGCGGCCAGCGGCAAGGGCTCGGCCACCGTGAGCGGCAGCGCCATCGGGCAGGCCCTCGAGACCGCCACCGCAGATGGCGATGAGATCGAATGCCTCCTGTTCTAAGAAAGTACTGAGTGCTGAGTACTGAGTGCTGAGTGCTGAGTGCTGAGGCCCTGAGGCCTTGATGTTTTTCTGATGCCGAATGCCTGATGCCTGGTGCCTGGTGCCCAGTGCTTGTTTTATGGAGCAATCCCATGTCCACCTTGCGCCCCAACGCCTCATTGATCGTTCGCCCTGACCTGGCCCTTGTCGCTGCCGCCGCAATCTCCTCGATTGCGGCTTTGGCGATCGCAGACATGGTGCTGCCGCCGGTGCCGGTGCAGACCCGCACCGGACAGATCTTCAAGATCCCCACCGAGAGCATCCTCTCGATGCCGGATGTGAATCGTGAGCGCGGCAGCGGCTACAACCGCGTGCGTGGCAAGTTCACCATTGACACCTACATGACGGAAGAGGCGGGGATCGAGGAAGCCGTCTTTGTCGAGGATGTCGCCGAGTATGGCTCGGTGGTGGCGGGTGAGGGTGTGGCCAGCACGCGCTGCCGCGACATCATCATCCGCGCCCGTGAGAAGCGCGTGGCGGATACCTGCATCAATGAATCAACATGGACCGCGGGTGGAGCCACCGGCAAGACCGTGGGCACCGCTTGGTCCAGCTCCAGCGCCACTCCGGCTGCGGATGTCGACGACTGCGCCACCAATATCTTCAACGCCACGGGTGTGCCCAAGGATCAGCTGTCGCTGGTGATCCCCCTTCCCACGTTCAACAAGCTCGCCTTTGTCACCGACTTCATCACCAAGATGAAATTGGATAGCGCCGGATTGTCGGCCCAGGTGACCCCGGCCCAGGCGGCCCTTTACTTTGGTGTCAAGGAAGTGCTGGTCCCCAAGCTCACCTACAACACCGCCAAGGATGGGCAGACCGCCTCGGTGTCGACGATCTGGAACAAGAATTACGCCTTCCTCTTTCTCCGCATGGAAGGGGCGATGGCGATCGGACCCTCCACCGTGGATATGGGTGCCCCCGGCCTTGGGTGCAGCCCGCGCTGGGAGCTGATGGATGCGGGCGGCTACAACGCCTTCACCTACGGCGAGAACCAGACCAACAGCGACATCGTGCGCGTCAATCAGCACTGTGATGAGAAGATCGTGCACACGGTCTACGCCAACCTGATCAAGGGCATTTACCCCTAATGCAGCGTCATGAGTACAGGGTGCTGAGTACTGAGTACTGAGTACTGAGTGTTGATGCGCTGAATCCAATCTCTGATCTCTCCTTTCTTCTGAACACGGCCATGAGCACTGCTTGTGGCCGTGTTTTTTTTCAAGTATCGAGTGCTGAGTACTGAGTACTGAGCACTGATGTGGAGTTCAGCATGGGACGCATGGTCTACATGAACTTTAACACCGGCAGCAACTCAGGGAGTGGTGCTGAGAGTGCACCCTACCTGGATCGCGGTGGGTATACACCCGCCGATGGGGACACCTTGAACGTGGCCGGCACGTTGCGCCCCAGCCGCAGCGATACGAAGGCGACCTTTGCCGCCAAGCTCCTGGCCTTCACCTCCCGCGCGGGATTCAAGATCAAGCGCTGGGGGAACGCTGCGGTGCGCATCAGCGGGGCGTGGCAGACACGCGCTGCAGAGTGGGTGCTGGATACCGGCACCACCTGGAAGATCGCATCGATCGGCACCGTGCTGATCGCCAATGTCACCTACAAGTTTGACGATCAATCGCGCTGGGTGACGTGCCTGGATGGAATCACCAAGGTGCCCGCGGCGTTCCTTTCCAATGCCGGATCGGCCGCATCCTGCCGCACCACCCTCAACAGTTATTACTATGATGGCACCGATCTGTACATCAATGTCGGATCGAGCACCGCCCCAGCAGATGGGGATATTGAGTGCTGCATCGGCAACACCACGGCCTCCAACGCCGACAACGACCTGAATGGCATCACCATTTCATCGTGCACCGACTTTGAGATCGATCTGGATGGATGGACCATCGATCGAGTGGGGCTCAACAGTGATTCGGATGGGTACGGATTCATCCTGCAATCGTGCCAGCGCGGCATCGTTCGCAAGGGCCGCCTGATCTGCTGCGGGTATCACTCGTGCGGAGCCACCGGCAGCGCTCCTACCGACATCACCATTGAAGATACCCAGATGATCGGGTGTGGCCGCACCAGCACCAACGTGATCTTCTTTTCATCCGACACTGGCAACGTCAAGCGCTGCCGCGGCGTGCGCATGCTTGCCGCGGTGGTGCCACCGGTGAAGCCCGATGGGCAGTATCTGGCCAGCGTCAACGGCATGACGGGATTTTATTCTCACACCACTCCGGCGGGCGCGGGCTCGCCGCGGGTTGAGGATCTTTCCCTGGATCGCTGTGTGGCTGTGACCTATCAACCCCCGGGCGCTGGGATCAGCGATGTGGCAGGATTCTCCACCGCAGACACCCTGTCGCGCCCCACCGTGAACAGCATCGATGAAGTGACGCTGGCCAGCTACAACGTGCGGGTGACCAATTCGGTGATGATTGGGTGCACTCGCCGCGCCGCGGTGAACGACACCTATACCAGCGCCATCGCCTTCAGCCGCACCCTGCAGGTGCTGGGGTGCTACACCAGCCAGAACACCCAGAGCTTGAATACCGCGCTGAATGGGTGGCTGAGTGATGCCACCGACACCGCCAACCGCAAGAGCACGATGTTTGTCGAGCACTCACTGGACATCATCGCCTATACCGCGGGTGGCAATCGCCCCATGATCTATGGTGCCACCAGCCACAACAGCCAGAAGCGGGTGGTGTATCGCAACAACACCATGCTCATCGATTGCGAACCTAATCGCGATGTGTATGTGTTCCAGGCCCAATTCAACGCCTCTACCGGCAACACCAACACCATGCGGCTGGAGAATAACCTGATCATCAAGGTGCAGGCGGGGAACGTCGCCGCTGTCTTCAACGCCAATAGCGCCGAATCTCTGGCCACCTGCAACGCCACCATCTTCACCCCGGTGGAGGGGAATATCTTCTACCTGCCGGGTGGCACGGTGACCTGGAGCGAAGCCACCTCCATCGACACGCAGGCGGAATTCGTCACCGCCTTTGGTGCACGCAACTACATCGCGGTGGATCCGGGGATGGCCTCGGGAAGGATGAATCCGCAGCTCCTCTCTACCGGGCTGGCCGCGCAGATCACGCACCCCCTGGCACCCGCAGCAACCACCTCACTGAATGGTGGGCCATGGCATGGGGCCGGGTGCTGGAACCCGCGCGGGCGGGCCCTGGCGAATGTGAATCTGCAGGAATTGAGCAATCTGGTGCTGCAGGCGGCGTAAAGAAAGTACTGAGTGCTGAGTACTGAGTGCTGCGGCCCTGACGCCTGATGCCCTGTCTTTGCCTTTCTCTTGACCCCAGTGCCTAGTGCCTAGTGCCTAGTGCCTTGCTTTGGAGCTTCTATGGCAACTCTCAATCAAACCCCACGGCGTTTTGAGCAGGGCGGTGTGCTCACCATCGGCGCGGACACCATCGCCATGATCATGCCCGGCACGATCACGGTGATGCCAGCGCTGGAAGAGAAGATCGAATTCCACGATCGGGATGTGCCGCAGGTGCCCCTGATCGGCAAGCGCGGGTATGGAGAGATCAACCTGCAATTGCGTGGTGGCAAGTATGCCGCCAGCGAGATGTACACCGCGCTGCAGGCGGCGGCGAGCCCTGCCAGCAATGTCACCAAGGTCTTTGCTGTGGAGATCAAGATCCCTGAGCACGCGGCCGCGACCACGGGTGAGAAATTCAGCTGCACTCAGGCGTTTCTGGCCAGCGACGGATTGAAGTGGAACACCGGGACCGAAGCGGACACCTTGGATATCAAGCTGCGCACCGTTGATGATGTGGTGGCGGCAACGTACTAAAGACCAGTGCTGAGTACTGAGTGCTGAGCGATGGGGCCCAGATGCCGGGCGGTTTTCTTTCATGCCTTCACCTTCCACCATTCGTCTGATTTCACCGGCAGCGGCCTGGCCCAGCACGCGGCGTGATCGCATGCGTTCGGGTGTGGCTCCGCCGCCCCGCACTCTGGCTGATCAGGCCCTGACCAGCCGGGCCCTGGAGCTGATGCGGGCCGAGTGCCGGGCCGCCATGCGCGAGCACGCCATGGCCCGGGCCATGGTGGGGCGGTTTGCCGATTTTGTCGTCTCCGATGGCTTTGTCTTTCGGGCTCAGAGCGCTGACAAGGAGTGGAACACCAAGGCCCTGTCGCTGTGGGCCCGCTGGAGCCGTGAGTGCACGGTGCGGCAGGGACGCAGCATGACCCAGGTGCTGCGCGGCATCGTCACCAGCTGGATGACCAGCGGGGATCAATTGATCGTGCGCACTTCGGCAGAGGGCCCCTTGGGGTATCTGTTGCAGGAGATCGAGGCGGATCGCGTGAGCAATCCCGGGGGCACACTCGCCTCGGACACCACCGACTGCATCGGCGGGGTGGAGCTGGATGGCTTTGGCGCGGCGTTCTACTACCACGTGATCAATCGCGCGGATGCCCTGATCGATAACTACAGCCGCGGGCGGACCACGCCGGTGTCGGCTGAGCACGCGGATCTGTTGATCAATCCCTTGTGCGAGAGCATCAATCAGACCCGCGGGGAACCGGGGCTGCACTCCAGCGTGGTGGCGATTGAAAAAGCCCAGCGCTACATGGATAACCAGTTGAACGCCGCCAACGTGGCCCCCATGTTTGGAGTGATGATCAAGAGCGAAGCGCCGGGGGCGGCCCTGTCGCAATTGGCGGATGCCACCGGTGCGGCCGCGCCGCAGGAAACCGGGTATGACGGGAGCACCAGCAGTGATGGGCTGGGCAACGTGGCCCTCGAGCCCGGCTTTGTGATGGCGCTGAAGCCGGGAGAGGACATTCAGCAGGTCAAGCCCGAATTCCCCCAGCAATCCACCAAAGAGTTTGTGCAGTTGATCTTTCAGACCTGCGCAGCGGACATGGGCCTGCCCCTGATCTGTGTGATGCTGGACCCCAGCCAGACCAATTTCCACGGGTTCAAATCCGCCATCAGCATGACCTGGCTGCGGGTGGCCTTTGCCCAGGAGGTGCTCTTTGGGTGGCTCGAGCGCATCTGGTGTTGGAAGATCGCCGAGTGGGTTGAGCGCGGGATGCTGGAGATGCCCGCCGATCTTGACAAGGCCCTGGGGGTGAAGATCATCGGGCCTGCGCCACCGTCGCCGGACCTGGGTGAGGATGCCAAGGCCGCGATCGACCTGATCAATAACAACCTGTCGAGCGCGGATATGCAGATTGAGCGGCTGGGCCTTGGTGATGGTGAAGAGATCCGCACGCAGCGGGCGGTGGAACGCCAGCGCGAGATCGAGCTGGGGATTGTGCCACTGGGTGTGCCGGGGGCCGTGGCGATGACGGCAAGTGAGCCGGTGCCCAAGGCAGACGGCGACGGGAAAGAGCAAGAGAGCTAGTGCTGAGTACTGAGTGCTGAGTGCTGAGTGCTGAGAAGACACGACAAGCAAGAGGTGGATGATGAGACTGCGTGAGGTCTATGTGATCATGGTGGTGGTGGTGTGTCTGATTCTGTCGGCGCTGTGCGCCGGATGCCAGCCGGTGACGGCGGAATATGAAGGGCGGCAGCGCACCGCAACCCAGATCGAGGCGGAGGTGGCGGCCAAGGTGAAGGCGGCGGCGGCGGCTGAAGCGCTGGAAACCGCCAAGGCCAAGCTGGATGCAGAGCGATTGCAGCGCGCTGCAGAGGCCGAAGCGCGGGCGGCAGAAGACCAGGCCAAGCGCGAGCAGCAGCAGGCGGCCCGCATCTATGCCAGCAACCTGCGCAAGGTGGCGATGCAGAGTGAGAACGCTCGAGCAGAGCTGGAAGAGCGCTTGGCGGAGATGACTGAGCATATTTCTGGCACACTGGCCACGCGTCACGATGCGGCCACGGTGGGCCTGGCGGATGGATTGGCGAATATCGCCACCGCACTGGATGCCAGCCGGGTGCAGCGCGAGAGCGCCATCACCGGCATGCGCAGCATGGCCGAAGCCGCCCTGGCGGATATCGCTGCCAAGGAAGAGGCGCGGGGGGCGTGGGCGAACTTTGCCCAGGGTGTGATCGGTGATCCGGCTGTGAGTGCGGCGGTGGGTGGGCTGCCTGGTGGTGGCTTGATCATGGGTGTACTCGCCAGCGGTCTGAGCTTGCTTGGTGGAGTGGCGTTGCGTGGCAAGGGAAGCCGCAAACGGCACGATGCCAGCTTTGAAGAAGGCCGCGTGGCGGGTGAAAAGGCAGAGAAGGAAAAGGCCGAGGCGGCTGACAGGGCCTGGGAAGAGAGCCAGAAGGCGATGGAGTTGCAACTGGCCAAGCTCACCGCCCAGCTGGCGGCAGCACAGCGGCCCTGAACACTGGACATGGACAACGCCGGTGGGAGCGGGTGTGGCGACGGGCACGCAGGGATAAGCCGTCAGTGTGGCGTCGAAGGCACTCACACGGTGTAATTACACCACCTGCACCCCTTCAGGGTGCGGGATGACAGGCGGCACCTTTCCGGGGGTGTCGCTTTCCCGTTGGGGGCGCGACGACCCCCGGCTACTCACTGTCAGCCCTACGGGCTGAAGACCTCAGCACTCAGTACTCAGTACTTCCTATGTCAAACGAATCACCCAAACGAGTGATGGGGCCGACACGCGGATCGCTGGCGGCGTGGGTGTGCGCAGCATCCAACACCGGCCCGCGCGGATTCACCAGGGAGCTCTTGGAGCTGGGGCCGCAGCGGTGGGCACGTGAGCATGTGGTGCCCAAGTTGCGGGGTAGGAAGCTGGATGCGGTGTTCATCGCCTATCCGGGTGGGCAGGAGGGGCCGGCGGACATGCGCTTTGACATGATCACACGTGCCGCGCGGCACGATGATCCGCGGGTGCAGGCGTGTGGCGACTATGCGGCGTGGGCCTATGCGGTGATGGAGATCGGCAAGGCCCTGGATGTGCCGGTGGGGATGTACCTGGGCACCACTGAGGGGATGAACCTTGCGCAGGTGATCCAAGAGTGCGATCGCATCAATCGCGAGTGGTCGGACTATGTGGACGTTGTGGTGATCGACACCCTGGCATCACGGATTGGCGGGCATGGTGATCACATCGCCTACAACCGGTTGATGGCGGGCGGGATTGTGGCCTGCGGGGAAGCTCGGCCGGTGCGCGGCAGGCCGTTGTATGACACGTTGTATATGTGCTTTGAGGACAAGTGGAAGAGGCACCGCGGCGCGGAAGGGGATGACCAGCACACACCACTGGCGGCGATGCGCGAGCAGGGCGCGAGTGTGATGCTGATCGATGGGCCGGGCACATTGACCAAGGCAGAGGTGGATGACTATCGCGCGGCAGGGATCGGCATCTGTGTCGGGGTTGATCGTGTGCCGGTGGTGGCGGATTTGGCGAATGCAGGAGGCAGGCCATGAGTGAGGAGAGCGGCAAGGCCTTGAACAAGGCGGTGGGACCATTGATTCAACCGATTTTAGTGTCGCTGATCATCAGCGGCCTGGGGGCGTTTTCGGTCTTTCAGGTGATGGCGTACCGCGTGGAGCAGGCGGAGCGCAAGATCGTCGCCAATGAGGTGCGCTTTGAGGAGTTCACCAAGGAAGCCCGGGATGCGGACAAGCAGATTCTGGAGAACGTGGCCAGGCAGCTGGATGAAATCAAAAAAAGTTTGTACCGGATTGAAGGCAAGCAGGGCGGGAACTGATGTCGTTTTTGTCGGCATGTCAACAGATGAGCGCCAAGGTGCTGGAGGTCTTTGGATCTTCGGTGACCTGGACTTCGCGCACGCCGGGTGGTGTGAACGAGAGCACGGGGGTGCGCACTGATGTGGAGACGGTGTCGACGATCAGCGCCGATCGGGGACGCGATGTGACGATCCCGGCGATGGATGGGAAGGGGATGGTGATCCGACGTCCCTATCTGGTGGCGGGGTCGGTGGCGATCAAGCGCCGCGACTTCATCACTGATGGGGGAGTGCAGTGGAATGTGGTGCGGGTGGGGAAGCAGGTGGATGGGGAGTTGCAGGAAGTGGTGTGCGAGAGGAAGAGTTGAAAGCGAGATACCAGGCATCAGGCATCAGGGCCGGAGAGAACCACGTGCACCCCTTCAGGGTGCGGGATGAATTGGGGCACCTTTCCGGGGGTGCACCTGCGGTGCAACCCCCGGCTACTGACCTGCAGCCCTACGGGCTGAAGACCTCAGCACTCAGTACTCAGCACTCAGTACTTTGATGGAGTTTCTATGGCCCGAATCGATCACGCCTGGGTGCAGCAGGCCTTTGTGCGGCTGGTGAACAGCATCGACACTCCGGATGTGACCAAGGTGCACTTTGGTGAGAATCCAACAGGCGATATTCTGGCGTGTGAGGTGGCGCTGGTGAAGGTGACGGTGGGGCCGCGGGCCGGCAAGATCGTCGCGAGCCCTGCCAGCAATCCCGAGCCGGACATTCGTAATGGGGTGGCGATCATCACGGTGACCTTGAACGCGATCGAGGGTGGAGGGAATGAGCCGAGTGGCGGGCTTTTCAACCTGGGGGCATATTGCGAGCGGATCACTGCCTTTCTGGAGGGGCAGACGCTGGAGCAGATGCCAGGTGACACCAGCGGGCACCTCTTGGAAACGCAGTGGTGCCAGGTGGATTTTGATGTGGTGGGTGAGGCCGAGGACCAGGCCCGACTGGGGGCGGTGATCACGCTCCCCTTCCGGGTGACGCGCAAGGGAACGGACACCACGGTGATTGCGATTCAATAAGGCAGAGTACTGAGTACTGAGTGCTGAGTGCTGAGGGGAGTGGAGATGGCGCGTGCGCGGGTTGAAAACACGTTGGACCTGGGGCAGGACAATGCCGCCGTGGTGGTGGATGTGCCGAGCAGTGCGCGGTGGGCCCGTGTTCAGGCGATGACGAAATCCAGCGCCACGGCGTGGAGCACGGGCGATGTGCTGGTGAAGTGGACCAATCTTGGCGGAGCCAATGAGGCCCAGCCATTGGATACGGCGGTGACATTGACAGCATCCGCGGCGGGGAGCAATCGCATCCCGGTGTCGGCGATTGAGCAGCTGGTGCTGCAGACCGGGACAGCGCAGGCGGGTGTGAAACTGGTGATCGTGGTTGTGTTTGATGATCTGGAATGAAAGGCAGTGTGATGTATGGCGGTGGTGACCAATACAACGGATAATGTGGTGCTCTCTTCGGCGCTGAGCGCGACACCCGCAGCGGCGGACACGGTGCTGATCACCAAGTTTGCCACGCGGTTTGCCAGCGGCGCGACGATCGCCAACGATCTGGCCAAGCTGGTGCTGGGGCCGGAATTCTCTGGCGATTTTGCCACCGTCAATCTGCAGTTTACGGCTGACCAGGGTGGTGCTGGCATCGTCGAGGTGCGCTGGGCCGGCACGCGCACGCGGATGTCGGCGGGGGCTGTCACCAGCAAGCACGCCAAGGTGCTGATCGCTCCGGTTGGCAACGGGGTGATTGAGTATTACGACGCCAAGCACGATGAGATCGTGATCACGCGCGGCACACTGATCTGCGCGGACTCGGTGGACAGTGATGATGTGGTGCAGATCGGCGGCACCCTGACGCTGGAGACGACGGGGACGCACGTGACCACTTCGGCACGATTGATGGGTGGCAGCTGCACCATTCAACGGCAGATCACCACGCTGGAAGCCAGCGGCAGCGCCAACATCACCTTTGACAATGATGCGGTGGCGCAGGGGACCCTGCGGCTGGCCAATGACCGGACCACGGTGCTGGGCATGGGGACGGTGGCGTATCTGTATCTCTATCGCGGCACCATCGATCTGTCGGGAGCCAGCAAGCCCATCACCTTCACCAATTACAAGTTGTATGAGGGCTCCAAGGTCATTCTGCCATCGGGATGGGCCAACCCCTTCACCGATACCACCAAGTTTGTTGGCAGAGGTCCGGACTTTGTGAACAAGGGGTGAGAGAAAGTGATCGGGCGTGTGGACCGATCAGCCCACGTGCACCCCTTCAGGGTGCGGGATGAAGTGGCGCACCTTTCCGGGGGTGCACCTGCGGTGCAACCCCCGGCTACTGACTTCCAGCCCTTCGGGCTGAAGAACTCAGCACTCAGTACTCAGCACTCAGTACTTCATTTGGAGTTCCCATGATTTCGATTGCAGATTTTGCCCAGCCCATCGCCCCTGTTGAAGCCCTGGTGCGGGGCAAGGCGGTAGAGGTGCACGCGCTGACACTGGCGGATCGGGCCCTGGCGGTGCAGGCAGCCGGTGATGTGCCGGTGCCGCCGGTGAAGCCCAACCCCAACAAAGGATCGCTGGCCGCGCCCGAGCCGGATCGCAACGATCCGGAATATCAGGTGAAGATGGTGGCGTGGGGAGATCGCCTGATGCTGGCGGATATCGCGATTGCGGTGCGCTGGGTGCCGCAGCAGGAATCGGCCGCGCCACGCCAGGTGGAGGGTGTGCGCAAGGCGATGGAAGAGATAAAGCTGACGCTGACTGAATACGAAGTGAGCGTGCTGCATGAGAAGATCAGTCGGGCCGAGAAGGGTGGCGGCGCGGGTGATGGGGGTGATGGGGGCGAGGCGGACAAGGTGGGAGCAGCGCTAAAAAACTGATCGGGCCTCTTCCTGAACGCACAGCCCAGGAAGAGGAGATCCCTGATCACTATGGAAGGACACTGCTGTACCTGCACCTGCGGATGTGTGAGCGGCATCACTGGCTGAGCCCGGCGATTCTGGCGGCGATGGACCCGCAGCTGCTGGCGACGCTGGAAGCCAATGAGCGGCTGCGGCAGCATGAAGAGGCGATGGTGTTTCGGGCCAAGAGATAGTACTGAGTGCTGAGTACTGAGTACTGAGAGAAGGCAGAGAACAAGGCAAGGCATTAGGCAGCAGGCCCTCAGCACTCAGCACTCAGTACTCAGCACTTTTCGGGAGCGCAGCGACGATGTCTGACATGGTTGCCTATATGGGGTTGGATACCGCGGCGTATGAGCGCGGTTTGCGCCGCGCTGAGCAGGCCGCGGGAGGTGCGGGGGCACGCATCGCCGATGCCTTTGTCAAGCAGCAGAAGAAAAGCTTTGAGCAGATGCTGGGAGGGAATTGGGGGCGCTCAGCGATGGCGGGCGCAGCCATCGGCTTTGGATTGCTGGCCAAGGCCCAGAGCGACTTTGCGGAGAAGAATCAGTGGGCCGCTGAGAGCACCAAGGGACTCAGTAAGGAATTGAGCAACCTGTGGGATGAGATCGGCGGGCGTGCCACGCTGGCGATTGCAGAGCTGAACAACCTGCTGAACATCCAGGGGATGAATGGGCAAGGGCTGGTGATGGGGTATCGCGCCTTTATTGGGACGCTGATTCCCGGTTCAAACGACGTCGGCACCAATATATTTCTGGCCCAGATGAAGCAGCTCGAGCGGGCCCTGGCGCAGCAGAGCGCAGCCCGGGACATGCTGGAAAAGCAGGAGGTGCGCTATCTCTCCATGGTGGAGCCGGAGAAGGCGCGGCGGCTGAAGGCCGAGATCGAATTGCGTGAGAAGCTGGCGGCGATCGCCAAGATGGAGCGCGACAAGGAATTGAGTAAGGGAGCTGCGGATGCGGCCCGGGCCAGGGAGCGCGGCATCTTTCACGAGACGGTCAATCAGGTGGACCCGGAGTGGTGGCGTGCCCAGGTGGAGCCCATCAACGCCCGGCGTGAGGCGGGCGAAGACAAGAAGAAGAAAGAGCAGGAGGAGCGCGATGAGCGGCGCAGGAAGCTGCTGCAGCAGCAGGAGGATCATCGCATTTCGCGGCAGGAATTGGCGATGCAGCAGATGAAGGATGCGGCGGAATTGGCCCGCATGAATAAGCAGGAGAAGCGGGCGGCGTGGCTGGAGTATGAGCTGGATCTCTCTGAGCGGATGCGGCAGATCAGCCAATACACCCTCACCATCGAGGAGCGGCGTGAGGCGATTGCCACTGCCCGGGTGCAGGCCACGGCGGTGCTGGTGGCGCAGCTGCGCGAGATGCAGGATAAGAAGTTTCTGGGTGGGCAGTCGCTGGGAGGGGGCCTCTATTCGCAGTCATTGGCCAGCCAGGTCTTTGCCCGCAATACCCAGCAGGCGGATCCGCAATTGAAGATCGCCCAGGATCTCTTGAGAGCCCAGCTCGCCTCGGCCAGCGGCATCAAGGAGATCAGCGACACGGCCCGGCAGATTCTGAGTGTGGCCAAGGGAGGCGTGAAGGCGACCTTTGCACCATGAGTACCACCCATGTGGATATTTCCAGATTGCGGCGGCGGCTGCGGGCTGCGGGGGCAGCGCGGGCCAATGCGGCCAGCGCGGCCATGGCGGTGATGGTGCAGACGCTGGGGGAGAATCTGGCGGTGAACAGCCCGCGCGATACCAATCGCTATGTGCGGGCCTGGATGCAGGCGGCCACCCAGGCGGGGGCCAAGGGATTGCCGCAGCCGCAGTTGCAGCCATCGCGCTTTCGCAGTGTGCAGGAGACCGCGCTGAAGCGGCAGTACATTTTCTGGAACACCAAGGCAGAGATCCGCCATCGCTGGCTCACCAAGTGGTGGTATTCGCGCGGGTTGGACCCCGCCGAATCGCGCTTGGGGCGCAAGGCCGAGAGTGAATATCAGCGCTTTCGCAAGCGCGCCGACAAGGCCCGGCAGGAGTGGCTGGATTTTATCGTGGCCAAAGACCCGGTGATCGTGATCGGCCGCACGCTGGGGAATCGTGGTGTGCGTGGCAAGCCCGATGCCGGTGGGCGAGCCCTGATCACCATTCGCAGAGAGGTGTATGGGGGCACGGGCGCGGTGGTGATTCGTCGCGATCGCATCGATGCCTATCTGCACAACCGGGAACCGCACGCGCGGATCGTCGAGGCGCGGCATCACACCTTTGCCAAGAGCTTTGCGGTGCTCAAGGTCTTTGGGGTGCGGCGTGCGGGGAGCACCTTTGTCAAGCACGTGAAGGCGGCCTTTGCTAAGGCCAAATAGATGGGCCAAATAAGTGGGCCAAATAGGTGGAAGCGATCAGCACGTGTCAGGGGGATTGTGACGCATGGCCAATCAGGGGACCATTCCCAAGGTGCGGGCGGGAGAGCCGATCTCGGCGCGGGATTTCAACGCGCTGATTGATGTGGTGAACACCTTGCGCATGAGTCGGGGTGGGCCGCAGTATCTTGATCGCATCGCCGGGAGAGTGACGCGGGTGTATGGGAACCCGGTGGAGGACTTGATCGGCAACGTCTTTTATGACTTTGAGGCGGTGGGGATCGATGTGAAATTGATCCGCCGCGCCCCGGACTATGGCCGCGCCCTGGATGAGCCGGATGTATTGATTCGCCCGGCCCGAGTGAACGCGCGGTGTTTCTTTCTCCGCTTTATCAATGAAGCGGGAGAGATGGATTATGCGGTGGAGTTGCCCTTTGGCGGCAAGGGGGAGCGCTTGTCACCATCGCGCTGCGGGCAGAATGCAGCACGATTCCCGTCGCTACGGCGCATGCTGATGACTGGTGGTGGTGCGCTGGGGCCGCCAGCGCCGCCTGGTGGTGGTGGGCCGGATGTGGGTGGTGGGGGTTCGCCAGTAGGCACTGGCACCACGATCTGATTGGACTCTTGAGAGAGGCGCAGAGCGCGGCAGCGGGCGATGGAGCGGGCCCGCAGGCGAATGGTGATCTGGTGTTGCAGCCACTCGCGCGGGATATCGATCACCAGCACCAAGAGGCCAAGAGTGATACCGGGATCGGGAACGCCGCGCATGCGGCCAGCATACCCAGCGGTGCAAGCCGCACAAGACGAGCAGAGGCAAGGAAGGATGTAGCATGGCACTGGAAGCGCGGCAGATCATCAATGAGCAGATGCCCGAGCGGATTCGCCAGAGTGTGAATGGTGACACCGGGGAACGCTGGTACAAGATTGATGGTGTGTATGTGCTCGAGGAGACGGCCAACCCGGATCAGCCGGTGTTGGGGCTGCCGCAGATTGGTGACTCTTGGAGTGAGAATCGCAGCGACCTGTTGGTGACGGAGGTGGAGTGCAACTGGTGGACACATGACAAGGAAGCGGCCAGCGGTGAGCGTGTGGCTGGATGTGTCAAGGCGCGCGTGAACTATGGCACCGACGAGGCCACGGGCGGCGGGAACATTCTGCCCCCACCCAAACCTAAAGATGACACTACCAAGTGGACCAGCTACACCACTTCGCTGCGCTCACAGCAGATCCTCTATGGATATGTGCCGGGTGGCGCACTCAACCCGCGCCCCATCAACAACGGCAAGGGGATGAATATCGAGGTGGGGACGGTCAATATTGAAGTGGTAGTGCACTACAAGGAAGATCACAAGCTCAAGATCGCGCCGATGCTGGCGCTGGCGAATCCGCCTGCGGTGAATGACAAGAAGGTGACGCTGCCGGCCTTGTGGGGTGGGAATATCAAACTGGTCTTTGAGCCGGGGCAGCTGCTGTATAAGGGGCACCAGGCCGAGATGGTTGATGCTGAGGATGGCAAGCGTGTGCTGCAGGTGCGGCACTTGATGGAGGCGGCGGACACCTTTATCTATGAATGGCAGCTCGAGGATGCGGCGGGGAAGGCCACCAATCAGATCGTGCGGGTGAATCCGTATCAGGCCGATTCATTCGATGGCCTGTGGTGAAGATGAACCCCGCGGAGCGCGCGTGCCCTGATGTATGCGATCGATATCAATCCTGATGGGCGGGTGACCATCGGCGCGGATGGGCGCGTGATCACCGGCGGCGCGGAGGCGGATCCGACGCGGCCATGCTGCTGCAACGCCAGCACCTGCGATGCGTATGTCTATGCCACCCCGCGCTGCCTGGCGATCGGGCAGGGTGGGTTTGGCTCGCTGTATCTGTGCATCGAGATGATGACCGATCAGGGGCGCACAGTGCGCGAGGCGCTGGCGGCTGGTGTAGTGTGGCTGCGCATCAATGGCCTGTGCTATGTGGTGCGGAACCTGAGCGTGCTGACGCGTGATCAGGTGGATGCAGCCCAGCAGGAGTGGCCGGGGGCGATCGTCGATGCGGCCGCGGTGGTGGAGCTGGGCAGCAGCGACCCGGGTGAGGGTGTGTGCCAGGAGTGTGGGTGCTGTGAAGTGGTGGAGCGCACGCTCGCGCCGTGCCTGGATGCGGAGTGCTGTGAGTGCTCGAGCGAATACCTCTTTGAAGCCAGCGTGGCGGCCACGATTCGCCAGGTGTTTACGGCGGCGGGGCTGGCCCTCTTTTATCCGCCCCCGACCCCACGCCCGCCGGGAGGGTTGCAGTATGAGGCGGATGTGCTGATCCGTTGCAGTGGCAAGGTGAAGTGTGTCAATGGGATCAAGAGCTGGGAGTGCTACTCCTATCGATTCTTTGTGCGGCAGCGCAATTGGGACCAGGTGCAGGGCGCGTATGTGGTGACGGAGATTGATCGCGATTCGTGCGCGGACTTTGTGCGGCCGCCGGAGTGTGGGAGCGAGGCCTCGGGGCGTTTGAGCGGGCCATCGTTTCAGGAATTCTCAGCGTTCACCGCGCTGCAATTGATCGAGGTGGGTTCGTTCCTGCGTGATCGGCCCTTGGATGGGGCTGGGTTTGGCCCGGCGTTTCTGGAGCTGTGCACCACGCTGGGGGGGGAAGTGCAGAGGCAATTCACCGTGCCGGCGACGATTCCGGATCGGGGAAGCTATCGGCGGCATGAGCAGCAGTGGCGCAATGACAGCAGCTGCATGGCGGCGGGGTGCCAGGGGCTGGCGATCGAGAGGCAGTTTGATGACTATGAGAACGGCGATGGGAACTTTAGAGAGACGTGGAACAACATCGTCAATGTGAGTGCATCGCGGATCTTTACGGAGACCGAGCCATGCCCGGATGGGCAGGGTGTGCCGCGCTGTGACAGTGCGCGGCGGAGAGAGGCGCGGCGCGGCCTGAAGGATGTGCGGGGCCTGGATGCGGGGACGGCGGTGATGATGTTTGGTGACACCATGAGCATGCTGAGGGCGATGGGGAGGTAGGATGGAATCTGCTCCGCAAGAGATGCTGGAAGTGGTGGCCGGGCACCGCGAGTGGGCTGTGCTGCATGGGGATTGCCTGCACCTGATGGCCCAACTGCCACCCGAATGCGCCACGATGATCTGGACCGATCCACCGTATGGGAGCTGCAATGCAGATGGGGATTTGTTGAGCAGACGCCATGAGTTTATGAATGATCAGCGGGCTTCTCAGCAAAGGGCGATCGCCAATGATGATGGCGACAATATGAAGCGTGTGGTTGACGGGATGCTCAATGAGGCGGCCAGAATCTTGTGCTGCTGCTGCTGCTGCTGCTGCTGCTGCTGCTGCTGCGGGGGCGGGGGTCCATCGCCCACCTTTGCCTGGGTGGCAAATCGGATGGATGAAGGCGGGTTGCAGTTCTTTCATTCGGTAATCTGGGACAAGAAGAACCCGGGCATCGGGTGGCGGTATCGCAGGCAGCATGAGATGGTGATGGTGGCGCATCGCAAAGGTGGAAAGATCTCCTGGGCGGATGAGAGGATCAAGCAAGGCAACGTGATCTCTTTGGGTAAGCCCAAAGCAGCCCACCATCCCAACGAGAAGCCGCTGGAGCTGGTGTTGAAATTCATTCATCTGCACACCAAGCCAGGAGATCTGGTGATCGATCCATTTTGCGGAAGCGGTACCACTGGTGTGGCGTGTGTCATGACTGGACGGCGATTCATCGGCATGGAGCTGGAGGCCGCGTATTGCCAGATCGCCAGACGCAGGATTGCCGATGTGGAGCCGACACTGCTGGGCGAGTTGGCGGCCACGGACATCGCGCAGGCACAGATGGAACTGCATGGCGGCTAGACCGTGAGTGCTTGATGGGGGGATGCAGGGGGGCGAAGCCCCACTGCGGATGCGGAATATAACATACGTAATAGGAATGTAAGTGAGGTGGATGATGTGTGGTGGGTGTGCGGCAGCGCCGGAGCGAGTGCAGGCGGAGTGCGTGGCGGCGGTGTGCACGTTGTGCGTGCGGGCTGAGCGTGAGGGGGGCTTGGGCACGGGCATGTTGGGGGGGGCGGTGAGGTGCACCGTGGATGGGCTGCCGATGCGCGGACGCAGGGCGTGCCCCCGGGGGGTGTTTGGGGAGGGCAAGAGGGTGCGGACGCTGGGGGTGGAGACGATTGGTGTGCCGCGGTGGGTGCGCTGGGTGTGGAGGTGGTGGCCGGGCGTGCGCGTGCCGATGGGGGCGTGGGGTGGCTGCGGGTGCGTGAGGGCGTGGAAGGCGGCGGCGGTGGGGATGAGGCGATGGGCGCGGGGACGATGGCGCGACGCGGTGAGTGGGCTTGCCTGCTGCGGCGGCCCCGACCCCGTTATTGGGCAGAAAACGCGTACCTAACAGAAAGGACTAGTGACCCCCCTGGTTAGGTACTACTTAGGGTTTTTTCTTTTTGCAGGGTGTAAAAATAT